AGACCAGACTGTACAATAACGCATACGGAGTCGGGCCCTATATTTCTGCCGTATGTCGACATGAACCCAGATCGCACAAGCGGAATCTTGTGTAGCGTATCGTCAACGTCAAATGGCTTACCGGCCAAATCGTACCCGACAAACTCGGCTGAGCCCAATGTCGGCGCTGTTGCTACGCCGCCTGCAGTAAGCGATGCGCGTGCAATTTGAGTCGAATTACACACGGCCGCAGGAGAAGATCCAAGGCTCTGATTGTGTTCAACAAGATAAATGTCTGAGTTGCCGCTATTGTCGGCAACTCCTGCCATAGATACAATGTTCTCCTGGCCGCTAATGGCGGCATAAATAACAACCGCTACCCCAACCCATGAGTCTGTCGAGTGATCAAACTCGCGAGCGTACGCGTTGTAATTTGATGCAGTGTCGTCCCACCATGCGACAATTGAGATGTCTGTCGTCTTGCGCCATATTGTCATTGCCTGCGTATTGCCGCCAGTGGCGGCATTGCTGTCAAAGGCAGAGGTACCTGGGTCTAGCGACAGTATGGTCGGCTGGGGACCGGCGAGATCGGTGTATGCTATCGCAATGTACGAGTCAACAGCAACGGCGTCATACAGTATTGTAGTCTGAACCGAGCCAATCTGCGTCCATGACCCAATAGCGCCATCAGCGCCGATTTGGGACCAGTAGATTGAACCAGAGGCATTGTCCTGTGTTGCAATAACATAGCACTCGGACCCAAGAAGTACAACTTTCGCTGACCTAATAGCAACAGTGCTGATTAGGTCATCCTGATCTACCAGTGAGCCAGCAGCATTGTATACCCGGACAATGCTGCGCAGCCCGGTCCATCCAGCGTTTGCGTACAGTCCTGCAACTACATAAAAGCTAGAGAACTCCGCTGCACTTACATTCAATAACACCTCCGATGAACCTTTTTCTGTTCCAAGGTCAATTGACTGCAAAGAGCATAGGCCAAGCCTTGCCGGTGTTATGAATGACGGAGTTGTGGCGCCATCGGAGATGTCAATGTCGTCCCCGTAGGACAGCGGCAATCCGGCGAACTCTGCGATGTGCGTGTCGGCAAGTTTCCCTGCCTCTTCGTAGCTGGCAAGTCCGCTGCGCTTTCTATAGTCTCCGTCTTTCTGTTTGATAAGGTCCTGCATGATAAGCATGCGGGACAGCTTTGGATCCTTGTCGGTGTCAAGGCTTTCTGGCAAGATCTGAATGATACTGTCGCGAAGTGGCATTATCCGATCACCCTGATCCACATATTTTCACCAGCCACCAAAAACGCAGCGGATTGACCGGTTGCAATATTGAATACGTCCTGCCCGTTGTCAATAGTTCCGCCGCCTGTTGGCGTAACTGCCAACCATACACTGGTCAAGTTTTTGATTATGACATGTTGGCCAATTATACGCTTTGTGGCATGCTCAAGCAGCATTTCCTCAGCGGAAGCGGTGCTTGGCATAAGCACATAGATGTGACCAGCCCTGGCCGTTACTTTGCCGCGAACAATCAGTACGCGACCAAGTACAGCGTTTAGCTGGTCCGAGACGTTGGTGACGTCAATATCGAGCTTGCCTCGGTCGAGGAGTCCGGTATCGCCAACATCATTTGAAATCTTTTTCATTACGGCGTTCTCGGTATCCCTAGCTCGAATACGGAACTAAAGTGCTCACGGTCGACGTCGCGAACCTCATCCGGCTCCTGCTCGCTTCGATCTGACAGCACGTCGCGAATCTCCCCGCGCAGGTCCAGCCGTAGCGTAATCCAGTCCCTGGCGTCGTAACGGTCGCGCAGCTTTCCCCTGATGACGCACCAAAGGATGATGTACTCCTCCATGCCGGCGATGCCGTCGAGCGTGTCAGAGTCGCTTGCAAAGACTGGCGATGCGGGTATGTACCACAGTTTTACATCGCCGGTCCAGATGGGCGATGGTCGCAGGTACAGCTTGCTTCCCATAATCCTCCACTTAGTGGAGAGCTTGTCCGAGCCAGCATCCTGTAAGCGATTCCGGTCTGCCCACTGGAATCGCCGCATTGGCCACCAGCGACCACTATCGTATACGTCAACGCCGTGGTCCTTGTAGAAGTCCTTGTCTGCGCCGCCTGCCGCCGGCAGGTCATACTCGCCTGTACCGACCAAGACTGTATATGTCTTCTCCTCCAGGAACATGTCTGGGTTGACTGATGTGACCAGTCGCCACCATTCGGCCTTGGCCTGATCGATATTGCGCTCAATCATCTTCTCCGGGTGCCGTGGAGCCTGGAGGTCTCCACGGTCTCGGACTTCCTGCATGAGCTGATGCCTTGTACGGGTTCTCGCCATCTGTTACCTTTTGAGCCGGCGTTTGCCAGTATACTGCATTGCCTCTGCGCCCCGTTGGGCCAAGCTTGGACGGTTTAGCGACTGCAAGATGCGCTGAGCATTTGCAAATCTCCACTGTTCGTTTTCTGCTTCCGCCTTGCGAATCAGTTCAATAGCCATCTGCTGCCTGCGACTACCACCCTCTGCAGGCAGATTATCCATTCTGAAGCCCTGGTGTGTTGCTTCAATCATATCGGACACTGTTGGCTCGGAGCGGTTGGCAGTTTGAGTGCCGCCTTCCATGGCCTGCTGCATGGCAAGCATGATAGCCGCAAGTTTGGCCTTGCGCTGTTCCAATTCGCTCATGGCACGAACGGCAACTTCGGCTTCGCCGGGCCCAGCTTGCACTGGGCCCGGGTTACGAGTAGTTGTCATTAGGCGGGTGCGCTGCTCGCCTCCAGCACCAGCTTGATGCTTAGAGAGCAGCTGACGGGATTGGCCGCTGCCTGTGCAGCAGAGCTGAAGAAGAGAAGGTCCACAACCCGGGTAGTGCTAACAGCGGTTGCGCCAAATTGCGGGACGGTATCCGAAATGGACGACTTCAGCACAATGCACGAACACGAAAGCAGGCTCTGGTACTTGTCGTCCAGAAGAAGTTCGTAGTCGCCGGTGCCAGGGTGCGTGATGGTCATACCCTTAATGGCCGTCGAGGAGGTCGGATCACCGCTACCGTCAAGAGTGACAATGCCCTCGAGGACAACAGGCATCCCGGCCTTGCTGTACCTACGCGTAGCAGTAAAATTCTTTGCCATGATATGCTCCTGTAGCCGGGCGGGGCTATACCCCGCCCGGGGTTTGGGTTAGACGTTCAGCACGCCGTTGTAGCCGGGAGCGTTGCAGCAAGTGTTCCCGAAGAAGCCCACTCGAATCTCGTAGGCGTCGGCGTTGTACTCGCGCATCATCTGAAGCCCGTCAAGGTTCAGAATCTGCGGAGCAGGCCCAAGGGACCGGAACCTCCAGCTGTCCTTCGTGAGGACATAGGCTCGGTTGCTCGGGCAGTTCTGGTCAGCGAAGATATTGATGGGCCCAGCGGGACCATGCACCTTCAGGCTCTGGAAGCCAACCTCGCCCACGTTATGGGTCTCGTAGACCACCTTCGCCCCAAGCAGGTTGACGAACTCCTCCCACTTCTCGTAGGCGAGAATCGCCATATCCGGCTGGCCACCCTCTCGCGCGATGCGAACGGCCATCTTCAGCACGGCCTCATCAATGTTTAGAGCGGAGCCGTCAAGCCGGTGGCCCTGCATGCGAGAAACGTCCACGGTGCGGTCAACACCGAAGAAGGTTCCCGAGGACTCGGCGGTATACGGAATCCATGCGCCCAGACCGTACAACTTGCTCCGACTGCCGGTGGTGTAGTCACCCTCGGCAAGGATGTGGTCGTTGGCATCAAACCCGGTAGTACCGGACACGTCGATAGTCCCAGCATCGCGATCAACGGCGTCCACGGTAACGGCGGTAGACGGAGCGCCGGTTGGAATGGCACCCGTTGGAGCCGCAGCCACGACCTTCATCCCAACCTCAAAGTTGGTAACGTCGTCTGCACGCGACAGGGTAACCGTCGAGCCTGACACGGCGCCGCTCTGAATGCCGAGCGTGCCGTATCCAGCGCCGAACAGGTCCTTGGCCATCGAGCGCGTGATAGCGTGAATGGCACTGTCCATCTCGCGCTTCACAGCGGCGAGAAAGGCAGCCTCATTCCCACGGGATGCGAGAATGGTCTCGGTGTCGATGCTGGCCAGGGCATAATCCTTGGCGCGGGTGATGGTGAAGGCGACACCCTTGCTGGCAGCCTTATTGGCCTGGGCGGTTGCAAACGCCTCGGCCCTGCCGGCCAGGTGACCGTAAATCATGGCCTCCACGAAGTTGGCACCCTTGAAGTTGGTGTCCTTCGGAATCATGGCAAACCATGGGTTATTCTTGTACGCCAGGTTCTGAAGCTTCCTCTGCGAATACAGAGTTTTCAGAGCATAGGCGAAAGTGGTAGTATTGAGAGCAGCCACTGTTGTACCTCACTCAGTTGCGCGTCTTCGTGGTGAGGGTCAACCCCGGTGGCTAGCTGGTGGGGTTAGTTTGGCGGGTAAGGCCCCTCGGCCTTGATTCAGCTGTGTTGTTAGTCTCCTACCCAGCCCTTCTCTTTGATGGCCCGCATAAACTCTACCTCGGCCTCTTCGTCGGTCAGGTCGCGGGCCTCTCTGGTGGGCTCGGCTTGATCATCGTTGCTCAGTGTCACAGCTGGCTTGTCAGCTACCTTGTCCGACTCTGGCTTGTCGGACGACGCATTGAGCTTCTTCAGCTCAGCAAGCACTCTCTCGACGCCACGGGGCACCGAGAGAACTTTTTCAAGCTGACCGTAGAACCCGCCGCTAACATGTTCGTCAGCGAGCTTGATGAGATCCTTGTCCGGCATCAGCTCCTGGTTTTCGTGGTAATACTTCCCGGCCTCTTCCATCATGCGGTCCAGGAATGACTCATCGCCCTGGGCAGCTAGACGGGCGAATGGGAACTCCTCTGCAAGCTCATCCATCTTTGCCGTAAGCTGCTCCTTGCGCTTGTTGACAAAGCTGTCAAGCTTGGTCTGCTCAAGCTCCTGCTTAAGGCGCTGTTGCTCGGCCTTAATCTGCTCCAGCTCGCTCGTTACCTTCTCAACAGGCTCCTTCGGCTCAACCGCGCCCATCTGCTCAAGTAGCTCGATTGGGTCTGCTCCGAGCCTTTCCAGGGCCTCCACAGGGCTCTCTTCGGCGGCCTTCTTCAGTTCCTCCAGCTCGGCTAGCTGGGACTTCAGCTCCCTGTTCTGGCGCTCTAGGCGTGCATTGGCCTCGAAAGTATCGGCAACCCTGTCGACAGCAGGCTCCGCCTGGGACGGATCCTCTTGGGTGTCGTCTACCTGGTCGGCCTCTGGCTCCTGGCCCGGAACCACCCCAGTTTCTAGCGCCTTAATGAGGTCGGCATCGGTTGGCTCCTGCGGCTCCTGGATAGTCTCTGCGTCAGTCATAAGTCCTCTTAACTAAGCTGTTGCGTAGGTGTGGCGGCTGGGCCTGCCTGGGCGAGTGCGTCCATCTCGGCCTGCTGTGCTTGCAGCTCCTGCTGCTGCATCATCGCCTGATTCTGTGCTTCAAGCTCTGCTTCCTTGACCTCGAGCAGTCGCTCTGCATCCTCTAGCCACTGTTCCAGCATCAGGAGACGATTCTCTGGCGCTTTGTCGATCCTAGCCCTGACGAGCGACGATGTTACTCGCTTGAGGCCGAGCAGCAGGTCCTGATACGGCTCTGGCTCGACATACTCTCCACCAGATAGCATCTGGCTCACGGCCATGTCGATGTTGTCGATATCGGCGGACACGAGGCTCTGATGCTTCGACAGGTCTGGGTAGTCAAGCAGCGACATTGCCTCCTTGCGGTCCTCGATGAGCCCAATGCGAATCAGGTTCTCGACGGCCGCGAGCTTGCCATACGGCGTCTGCGGCAGCAGATTTGCGGGGTAGACCTTGAGCACGTACTGATCGCGCCTCATGTCTACTTCGCTCCACTCGACGGTCTCCACGAAATCCTTCGCCACCCATTTGCTCTTGAACCCCTTCTGATCCGAGTTCAGCTCCTTGGCGAAATCGATGACGATCTTGGCCGCATCGCAGAAAAACTCTTCCCAGTCCTTGGCGATTAGGGCGAACCGTTGAGTCTCGATGTCTAGCAGCGTTTGGATTGCGATGCCGGACTCGACGTCCGCTGGCTTCTGAGAGGCGGCGGACATCTGAGAGATGCCAGAAATTTCGTATGCTTTTGCGTATAGCTCCCAGAGGTGCTTGAATACCTCATTGGAGATTGCCGATGGCATGTGAACCATGGGTGCCTGGCCACCACGTTTGTACTCAATGATGTCGCCGGTCACGTTACGCAGCTTGTGCTTCTCGATTGAATCCTTCTCGACGAGCACCTTGGCGTTCGAGAACAGATGCATCGCCTCCTGAATGCGCGTAAGTAGCTTGTCGATTTCCTTCTGGATTCCGGCCAGCTGCTCTGCGAGGCCCTGTCCAAACCAGCCAAACGGCTGCGGGGTCCATCTCAGGATTACGAACGGGAAATATGACTGCGCGTATGGCTCATCAAGCAGCGTAAGGTCATCGGCGCAGATTACGTGCCGGCCATCGCCGGCACCGCCGCCGGACGGAAGATGCCACCCCTCAACAACCTTAACCAGGTCGTTTTCGATGGCCTTGCCGCCCTCAATAATGTGCTCGCCGGCCAAGACAAGAAGCTTCTTCTGCTTCTTCGGAAATTTGTGCAGCAGGGTCTCTAGCGGCAGGTACTTGGTCTGATACAGTGTACGTGGCTCGCTGGTAGTGCATCCCTGTTCATCGACCATCATCTCTGATGGGAAAACTCGCTCTACCTTGACGCGGCCCTCGTGCTTGATTACCTTCAGAAACCCGGTGCCAAAAATTGCCGCATCTACGAATACCCTGCGAGCGTGCTCATAGATTTTGCACTCGTAGAAAACCCCCTCCACGAACTTCTCAAGTTTTCTGGCACGCTGCTTTAT